AAATTAAAGCCTGCGCTGGAGGCCGGTAAAGCCTGCCAGCTAGAGGTGCGGCCATTAAAGCGAACGCTGGATCAGAATGCTAAGTTTCACGCAATGATCGGCCAGATTGCCGACCAAATGGGCGCATCAGGGTCGAGCTGGACGGTGGAAGATTGGAAACGGTTATTGATTGACCAATGGGCCTGTGACACAAACCGTCGCATCGGGTCGGTGGTGCCAAGCCTAGACGGGCAGCGAGTGGTTCAGTTAGGCCTACAAAGTGCAAAATTCAGCGTTGCTGACGCGACCGAGTTTATTGAATGGCTGGACGCTTGGGCTGCGCAAAAAGGTATTGAGTTTTGACGGAGGTGACAATGCTTAGAGATGGAAAATTCATCAAAGAGGAACCTATCAAGATCGGGGCGCATTACACGCCGTGTTACCGACCCGGCTTTTTCAGCAAGGAAGAACAATTTATGCAGGCCGTGCTGCTGGGTATCGAGCAGCGCCGGGAGTCGGTTTTATCGAAGGTTTTAGGGTTCATGCTTCGCGTATGAATACCGACGAAATCCTAAAGTCGGCCATCATGCTGCACAGCGATACCCGCGATGCGGTGCGCTGGGCGATTAAACGAGAACGCGCAGAGTGCGCCAAGCTATGCGAGGAATCTAACCGCGCAGCGCAGCCGGTAGAGCTGGCTGATTTGATTCGGCAGAGGAATTTAGGATGACCCGCGATGACATTATCCGCATGGCGCGGGAGGCTGGCATTCCCGAAACGGCGACCGAAGGAGTGTTCATTGCAAATTCAGACGATCTTGGGCGACTGATAGCAGCGGAGCGCGAGGCGTGTGCGAAGGTGGCTGAAGATACGGGCAACATAAGCGGAAACATGAACAAAACATGGCGCAACGGATGTTTTGACGCTGCTTTTGCTATCCGCGAGAGAGGACAACAATGACAAATTATAACTACGAAATGCAGCGGCAAACCCTGATTGATTACCTGCAACTGATGGTGTCGCGGGCCGATTGGCATGGCGTATCGGATGCGGCCAACGACCTGCGGGTGCTGGAAGCTGAGAACCGCAACAACGATGCTGATTTAGAAAAAGGTGGCATAAAAAAGGGGGCTTGGCTTGGGTGAAATCATCAGCATTCCAAAGCGCCAGTATGTGCGCAGCCAGAAGCTATTGCGGTTGGTTTCTACCATTCCGTGCCAGCTCTGCGGGTCGTGGGATTTTGTCCAAGCCGCGCACACCAACTGGGGCGGCGGCAAAGGGCGGTCGATTAAGTCGGATGACAACTTGATTGCGGCGTTATGCGCGTCGTGCCATTTCGACATCGATCAGGGCAGCAAATGGTCGCGCAAGGAACGGCAGCAAGCGTGGTGGCTGGCGCACCGCAAGACCGTGGAACATTTAGTGGACGCAGGATTATGGCCTGTTGACGTACCTGTGCCGAATGATACAGAATGGCAGCGACTTTTCTCTCTCCTATGAGTTGAATCGCTGCTTTGACCCGTGCTATGCGCGGGTCTTTTTTGGGTGGAACATGGACGAAGAAGCCGCACATTTTATAGCCACGCTATTACATAGCAGCACCGTGGCGCATTTCATGCACCTATCCACCGATTCGTACTCGCGGCATAAAGCGCTTGGCCGTTACTACGAGGACATCATCGAGCTGGCCGATAGCTTCGCCGAGGCGTATCAGGGCCGGTACAACAAGATAAAAAAGTACCCTGACGATTACCATGCGGGTACTGATCCGGTGGAATATCTCAAAAATATGCAGAAATTTGTGGATGACGCAAGGGAGCATTTGCCCCAAGACAGCGAAATTCAGAATATTATTGACGAAATTACCGAGCTGATCGACAGCACGTTGTATAAACTGAAGTTTTTAGACTGAAAGGACTACCATGAAAGACAACGCAGAAATGACCCCAAAGGGCTATGGTTCCGGCACCAAACCGCCTGCTGGCGCATCGGCAAGCGACTCCAGCGGTGAGCGTCATGGCCGCATCGTCAATGGTGTGGGCATGGGCAAGGCTGACGGTACTGGCAAAAACAGCCAGTTCGACGGTGGCCGCAGCAAGGGTATGTGCTACACCCACGACCGTTCGTCCTATCAAAAGTGATTATCAATAAAACAACGGGCATCCTATGAGCGATGTCCGTTGCAAATCTTGCCGATTCTTTACGCAAGCTCAAGTAATGGGCTTGTGTCGTCGTTTTCCCGAAACTCAAAACAAACACGAAATGGACTGGTGCGGCGAACACCAGTTAAGCGTTGTTACGTCGGTGCCGGTCTATGACGTTATGGCGCAAGCGGAACCTAAAAAAAGAGGGAGAAAACCTAATGCTAAAGCCGTTGCGTGATCGTATTGTTGTAAAGCCTGAAGTCCGCAGACTGTCGGACATTCTTTATGTTCCCAACAAGGAACCGTTTAACGAAGGCACCGTGGTGGCAGTTGGCCCAGCTGTGCGCGACACGAAGGTGGGCGACTTTGTTAAATACGGCAACGGCAGCTATTTAGACTGGCCTGTTCACGAGTTTGAGGGTCAGGACTACCAGATCATTCAGGAAGGCGATGTCGCCATGATCGTGGAGCATTAAATGGCAAAGCACGACAAACCGATACCCAAAACGACCACCGGCAAGGGCAAGAACTACAACCCGACCGAGAAGGGCGCGGGTATGACCGCGAAAGGCCGTGCTGAATACAATCGCAAGAATGACTCAAATCTAAAACCACCAGCACCAAACCCAAAGACAAAAGCCGACGCTGGACGCAAGGCAAGTTTCTGCGCGAGAATGGAAGGGGTGGTCAAACACGCCAAAGGCCCAGCAGAACGGGCAAAGGCATCATTAAAGAACTGGAATTGTTGAAAGGAAAATTATGTCTAATACCCAAGCCATTGGCGTGGCCTACGCCGACCCAGCCCTGAACAGTTTTGAAGTTGGCACCGCGACGGTTCCTATCGCCGCAACCGCTTCGGGCAACCTGAACCAAGTGTATTCCCGCACCACCCATACATCGGGTGATTTCCGTGGTCTGTATTCCCGTGTGGAATTTGCTGGCGCTGGCGCTGGTGAAACCCTGCGAGCTTTGTCGCGTGTAACCGCTGCGCAGGGCGCTGGTCAGACCACCAACGGCGCACACGTTAGCCTGTCGATAAATACTGGCGGCACGATTAGCGGTGCTGGCAACGCGCTACGCGCAACGCTGGGTGTTGCAACGGGTGTCACACCGGGCGGCACGTTGGCTGCGATTCAGGTCGATTCGGATTTCCCGAATACCGTGACGTTGCCGGGTTCGGCTGCATTCCTGCGGTTCACCAACAGCAATACCGGCACTATCACCAACCTGATGAACGTTCCTGCGGCGATGGTTGCGGCTGACGTTGGTTCGGGCGTGAGCCACACCATTCGGATCGTTGCCAGCGATGGCACACCGTACTACTTGATGGTGTCGGATCAGCCGTAATGTTGAAGCACCCCGATGCTGAAGTACAGTTTTTGATTGAAATGCTTGAAGGGCAACGGGATCAGGCGGTGGCACAAGCTGCCGCCTATTTCTGCATGACGCAGGAATTACAAACGGAAATTGATAAATTAAAAATGACAGTCGCAAAAGGCCATGATGCTGGATGCGGCGAAACAAGGGGCAAAAATGGCGACTAAACCGGGTTTGTACGCAAACATTCATGCCAAGCGTGAACGGATTGAGCGCCAGAAGGCCGCAGGCAAAACACCAGAACGTATGCGCAAGCCGGGGTCAGAAGGCGCACCCACGGCTAAAGCGTTCAAACAAAGCGCCAAGACTGCAAAAAAATGACCATTGAACAAATGCAAACTCGTCTGGCTGAACTCAGAGAACTGGCGAAACAGCATGAAAGCATCCTTCTCCAGATCAGCGGCGCGATTCAAGAATACACACGCGTAATTGCCGAGGAAGAATCCAAAGCTAAAGGAGAGGAAGATGTCGCTGGTTAAATCTGCAAGCCAAAAGGCGTTTCAAAAGAACATCAAAACCGAGGTGAAGTCCGGCAAGCCTGTGAAGCAGGCCGTGGCGATAAGTTACGCCGTGAAACAAGCCGCGCAAAAGAAGGACAAGGGCAAAAAGTAATGCCCACGCTGGCCGACATTTATAATTTGTCAAATTCGCAAAAAACAAAAAATGCGAATGGGGCAGATAAACCGTCAACGAGTCTGCAAAAATTAGTTGCGACGGACAAGAAAAACTCTCAAAAACACTCTGTTGAGGTGTACCAAGTTAGCCCAAAATTAATGTTTGTTGGGCAGGTACACGGTCAAAAAGCCACAATCGCACCGGAAGTTAAAGAAGCTGCCCGTAAATATGGCGGGTGGTATGAGGGTAACGGCGATGACCGCATTGCTGGCGTGGAATATCAAGGATCATGGGATGACGAACTGGCAAAAGATGTGCGAGGGTATCCGAAAGAATTTCTTTTTGTAATTTTTACGAATACAGCAGTAAACGAACAAAAAGACATTTTAAAAGGGAGTGGCAGCATTTTTGACCGCATTTTAAAAACGCAAAATCAATTCGGTTATTTCAAAAAAAGAAAATTTAAGCCAGAAACGTTGATTGCATTCTTGAAACAAATGGGTTCTGATTATTTAGAAAAAAGCCGAAAGCAAGCAACGCAAACCAATGTTGCGAAATTTATTGATGATGGCGAAAAAGAAATGTGGGAATCAGGTAAAACAGCAGCAAGCGGAATGGCAGAAAAAGCGAACAAACATAGAGATGAATGGTTGCTAAAACAGCCACAAGGCGTTTATTTTGTAGGATCAGATCACTTAAAAGAATTGAAACAAATAAAAAACAACAAAAAATAAATAATTGATTAAGCGGTAGAAACTTATCAATAAATCAATGAGTTAAGGATAAAGTCAATATGTCAAGTGCTGGCGCACCTTTGGGCAATAAAAATGCAGCTAAGGGCAAAATGTTTTACGACCAGTTGCGTAAGATTGCCGTGCAAGAACCTGAGAAACTGCGCAGGATTGCAGAGGGTTTGTTCGAAGCGGCTGAAGCTAGGGAGCCGTGGGCGGTCAAGGAGCTAATCGACCGGCTAGACGGCAAGCCTGTTCAGGCGCAAGAGATCACAGGGGCCGATGGTGAGCCGCTATCTGGCATTCAAGTGTCATTCGTAATGCCCGATGAGCGTTGAGCAGGCCATCGCCAAAGCGGAGTTCCCGCTAAAACTTCAACCGCTGTTTCGGCAGTCGCGCTACAAGGTCTTGTATGGTGGCCGAGGCGGGGCTAAGTCTTGGGGCATCGCTAGGGCGTTGCTAATCCTGGCCGCCCGTAAGCCGCTGCGCATCCTCTGTGCGCGGGAGTTCCAGACATCCATCAAAGACTCGGTTCATAAGCTGCTGGTTGACCAGATTGTCGATCTTGGCCTGCAATCGTTCTACGAGATTACTGAGAGGGCGATTCGAGGGGCTAACGGCACGGAGTTTTTCTTTACCGGCCTGAAGAACAACCCGACGAACATCAAATCGTTTGAGGGCGTGGACATTTGCTGGTGCGAGGAAGCGCAGTCCATTAGCCGGATGAGTTGGAAGATTCTGATCCCAACGATCCGTAAGCCGGGGTCGGAAATCTGGGTGAGCTTCAACCCAGAGCTGGAAACCGACGAAACCTATCAGCGGTTCGTCATCCACCCACCGCAAGATGCCATCCTGATTAAGATCAATTACTGGGACAACCCGTGGTTCCCTGAAGTCTTGCGCATGGAGATGGAAAGCCTAAAGGCGCTTGACCACGAAGCCTATATGCAAGTGTGGGAAGGGGTTTGCCGCCAGACGATCGACGGGGCGATCTTTGCCAAAGAGATGATGCGGGCCGATGCCGAAGAACGCATCACAAAGGTGCCATATGACGCAAGCAAGCCAGTCCACGCGATATGCGATTTAGGCTGGTCGGACGCGACTGCGTGGTGGCTGGTGCAGTTCGTCGGCATGGAAACCCGTCTAATCCGGTATTTCGAGGGCAGTCAGCGGACGATGACCAGCTACTTAGCCGAGCTGCAATCGTTTGGCTATGTGTACGACACGATCTGGCTACCGCACGACGCGCAGAACAAGACGCTGGCAGCGGCAGGTCGGAGCATTGAGGACATTGTTCGCGGCGCGGGGTTCAAGACACGGGTGCTTGAGCGAGTGCCGACGATTGATTCGATTAACGCAGCGCGGACAATATTCCCAAATTGTTATTTTGATAGAGAAAATTGTGCCGATGGTCTAAACTGCCTGCGCCATTATCGCTACGAAGTTGACCCCGAAACTGGCAACTTCAGCAAAATGCCGCTGCACGACCGCTACAGCCACGGGGCTGACGCTTTTAGGTATATCGCGCTGATGGTCAAGGAACCGGCAAAGGTGCGCAAAAAGCCTGCGGTCGCTATGGCTGGCGGCTGGATGAGTTAAAGGGGAAATCATGGCGTTTCAAGACATGGACATGGATGGCAGGATTGGCGAGGCCATCAAGTTTTTACGATTGGTCGGCGAAGCTGACAGCCAGAACCGCGCAGAGGCGCTGGGCGACCTAAAGTTTGCCGCTGGCGACCAATGGCCGGTGGAGATTCAAAACAGCCGCAACCTAGAATCGCGGCCTTGCCTGACCATCAACAAGATCGACGCTTATGTGCGGCAGGTGACGAACCAGCAGCGCCAGCAGCGGCCACGCATCAAAGTCCACCCGGTCAACAACGAAGGCGATCTAAAGGTCGCGCAGGTCATCGAAGGGATTACCCGGCACATCGAGGTCAATTCCAACGCCGATACCGCTTACGACACGGCGTTCGAGTACGCAGTCAAGATGGGCTGGGGCTACTGGCGGGTCAATACTAATTACGTTTCTGAAGATAGTTTCGATCAGGAAATATTTATCGACGCGATTGATGATCCGTTCTCGGTCTATTTCGACCCGAACTCGGTGATGCCTGACGGGTCGGATGCCGAGCGTTGCCTGATTACGAGCGTGATGTCTAAGGCAGCGTTCCGTCGGGAATATCCGGGCGCTGACGATGGCGCAAACTTTAGCGCTAGAGCCACGGGCGACTCGGATGCCGAGTGGGTGACGAAAGAGGACATCCGACTCGCTGAATATTGGTACGTTGAGCGCGTGAAGTCGAAGCTAGTCCTGTTATCTGATGGCACCAAAGTGTACAAGGACGAACTGCCTGACGTTGAAATGATGGCCGCGAGTGGCATCACCATCGTTGACGAGCGTGATTCCTATAAGCGCAAGGTCAAGTGGTGCAAGCTGACCGCGATGGAAGTGCTGGAGGAGCGCGAGTGGCCGGGCAAGTACATTCCGATCATCCCGTGCTACGGCGCTCAAGTGGTAGTTGAGGGCAAGCGCAAGAAATACGGCCTTGTCCGCTTCGCCAAAGACCCGCAGCGGATGTTCAATTTCTGGCGCACGGCGCTGACCGAATCGATTGCGTTGGCACCGAAACCCAAGTGGTTGATCGCCGAGGGCCAAGACGAAGGCCACGAGAGCGAATGGGCGCTGGCGAACATCAAGTCCACGCCTGTGCTGCGCTATAAGCAAAAGGACATCGAAGGCGTACCAGCGCCAGTTCCGCAGCGCATCCAGCCGGAACCGCCGCCTGATGGGATTATGGTCGCGTCCGGCGCTATTGCTGACGATCTAAAGACCGTGTTGGGTATCTTCGACCCTGCGCAGGCATTACCCGGCAACATTTCGGGCAAGGCGCTGCAAGGCCAGCAAATGCAAGTGGATTTGAGCAATTTCCACTTCTACGACAACATGACCCGCAGCATCAAGCAGACGGGCAAGATCATCCTCGACCTGATCCCCAAAATCTACGACACCGAGCGCGTACTGCGAATCATTGGGGTTGATGGAAAACCTGACATGGTGACGATTAACCAAGAGGAAGCCACCGGCGAGGTAATGAACGACGTTACGGTCGGTTTGTACGACGTAGTGATGGACGTTGGCCCCGGTTACAACTCGAAGCGCCAGCAGGCTGTGGACACCATGATGCCGCTAATGGCCGACCCGCAGATATTCCAAGCCGCAGGCGACCTCTTGTTCCGCAACATGGATTTCCCCGGCGCGGATGTGATTGCTGATCGGCTGGCTGCGATGAACCCGTTGAGCCAGATCGACGAGAAATCCGACATTCCACCGCAGGCGCAAATGCAACTGCTACAGTCGCAAAAGACTATTGCTGATATGCAACAGCAAATGATGGCGATGCAGTTGGAAATACAGAACCGTGGTCAGGTCGCGCAGATCAGGGAAGAAGGCCAGAGCCGCAGGAAGCTAATGGATGTAATTTCCCGCGCTTACAACACCGACACGATCAACGAGGCCAAGATCAACCAAGCCAACCTGAAGGCCACGACCGACCAGAACAAGGTCGAGCTGGACGCTATGCTCAGGCTGATTCTGGCGGGTGTGCCGATTGGGTCGCTGAACGCCGAGATTGCCCGACGCGATGCCGAGCAGCAGCAGCAAATGGCGTTTGCCGAGAACGAAGTCAACGACACCGCCAACCCGTTTATTCAGGCTGGGCAGGAAATGATGGTTCAGGCAGCACAGGCAGAGCAAATGCAAATGATGGCCGCGCAGCAAATGGCCCAGCAGCAGCCGCAGGCTATGCCAGAGCAAATGCCGCCTGAACAGCCGATGGTTTGACATGGAATGAATACAGGATGACAATAAACCTACCGGCGGGTAACACCGGGTCAATTCTTAGGGAAAACCTATGTCTGAAGTGGAAGCAAGGCTGGCGGCAAATATTGTCACTAGCGAGAATTTAGCGGAATTCGCAGCCCAGAAACTTGGTCTAGTTGAAACGCCAGCAAACGAGGCGGTAAACGAGGACGCAGA